AGGCAGCAGAAGATCAGGGTTTCAGCGTTAAAGATGTCACCTCATTAGTGGGCATGTTTGGTGGCCCTGCGTGGTCGTTGTTTGGCGCATCACAGAATCTTGATCCGTTTACACAGCGTCCAATAGTCAATCCATCAGATCCTATGTACATAGAAAACGCTATGGAGCGCCCATTCTATAAGCGTGGGAAACTTACCGACGCTATGTTCTGGGCAGCTAATCAATATGTCTTGCCGGGATTTTTGAACACAGAATACGGTGCGGTATCAAAACTAAACACTGCATTGCGCGGTGGCACAAAGGCTAGTGGCGTTGAGGGCGACACTATGGGTCAAGCATTGATGCGTATGATTGGTTTAAACGTAACCAATGTAGATCCTAGACAAATAAGATTGTCTTTAACGTATTTGGAGAAAGAGCGTAATGATGTACTCGCAGCAAGGCGTCGGGTTCTGAAAGACCAAACACTGTCACGCGCCGAGCGTCAGCGCAGAGTCAAGAATTACAACTCTAAGCTTGAGGACTATAGGCAGAAATATGCAGCGCTTGTAGAGGCTGGTAGGACAACACGGCTGATTACTGAGCGTCTTCGTAGAGAAGACAAGGATGCAAGATGAGCATACTCAGTTCACTAATAGGCCCAGCAACGTCTTTGCTTGACAAGGTTATTGAAGACAAGGACGAGAAGAACCGTATTGCCTTTGAGTTAAGTACGCTTGCAGAGCGTCATGCCACTGAACTTGCCAAGGGTCAGATGGAAATCAACAAGGTCGAGGCTGCACACAAGTCGTTGTTTGTGGCTGGGTGGCGTCCTAGCATCGGTTGGTGCTGTAGTCTGGGTCTTCTGTATCATGTGTTGATTGCCCCTATAGCAGGTATTTGGGTAGAAGTCCCTGAGATAGACCCATCACTGCTGATGACTACTATGACTGGGATGCTCGGTTTAGGCGCTATGAGAAGCTACGAGAAGACCAGAGGAGTGAGTAGGGAGAAATAGATGTCAAAAGATTTAATAGAAATGCTGCGAAGGCATGAAGGTGTGCGCAGCCATGCGTACAAATGTTCAGAGGATATGATCACTGTAGGTGTCGGGCGCAACATTGACGAGAACGGTGGTCTTGGGCTTTCTGAAGACGAGATAGATTACTTGCTGAAAAACGACATCACGAGAGTCCGTCAGGAATTGACTGATACTTACTTCTGGTTTCCGGCTTTGAATGAAGCGCGACAGGATGCGATGATCGACATAAGTTTTAACCTCGGCATGACAAGACTGCGCGGATTTGTGAAAGCGATTGAAGCAATGAGCCGCGAGCAGTTCGACATTGCAGCCGATGAGTTTATGGATTCGCGTTGGAGCCAACAGGTTGGCAACCGCGCTGTGGAAGTAACCGAGATGATAAGAAGCGGCGATTATGTTTAAACGATACGCCAAAGGCGGAAAGGTTAAGAAGAAAAAGAGCAAGTCTCGCGTCAACGAGGCTGGCAATTACACCAAGCCAGAGATGCGTAAGCGTCAGTTCAACCGTATCAAGGCAGGAACGAAGGGCGGCAAGGCTGGTCAATGGTCGGCGCGTAAAGCCCAGATGCTAGCTAAGGCATACAAAGATGCCGGTGGTGGGTACAAGTAATGCCTCTCAAGAAGTCACAGAAGTCCCTCAAGAAGTGGACAAAACAGAAGTGGCGAACCAAGTCAGGCAAGCCTAGCACCCAAGGAAAGAAGGCTACAGGCGAGCGGTACTTGCCAGAGAAAGCAATCAAGTCTCTGTCCAGCAAAGAGTATGCAGCGACATCAAAGAAGAAACGGGCAGACACAAAGAAGGGCAAGCAGCATAGCGCTCAACCTAAGAAAGTTGCCAAGAAAACAGCGAGGCACCGCAAATGAGTTTGACAGATGCAGAGAAGAATAGGCTAAAGAAGGTTGGCCTTTCTGGTTTAAACAAGCCAAAGAGAACGCCTAGCCATAAGACAAAGAAAGGTGTCGTGGCTGTGCGCGATGGCGGGAAGATGAAGATCATTCGCTTTGGTGATCAGAAGATGGGCCACAACTACAGTGACGAAGCGAGGAAAAGTTTCAAAGCTCGCCACGCAAAGAACATCAAGAAGGGCAAAACATCAGCAGCTTACTGGGCAAACAAGATGTTTTGGAGCGGCAAGGGTGGTAGCAAAAAGTCTCCGCCTAAATCACAGAAGCAGAAGTTCGGTAAGTAATCATATAGATTATCCTCTACTATCCGTGTTTAAACAGCACCTATAACTGTGTTTTGATTTCACTACGGGTATCTAAAACACTCTTGTAGGTGGCCGTTTAAACGCTACCGGGTTCCCCGGAAAGTTTTTCCGGTCTTATTGAGTGGCGGGTTGAGCGCGTCAATTAACTTAGACTCCCAATACAAACGACGATTCTCGGCGCAGTATAAAATCCTGTAGCTATCAAAAGTTTTATCTCTCTGATGCTGCCCGATACGCTGCAAGGGCTTCACGCTCTGGCCAACATAAACAATCTCACCCTTATCAAACAGTAGGTACACGGCAGACCTGTTGTATTCCGCAGTGACATGCACCTGTTTCTTGCTGCTATAGATGCGCTTAGGTGTTTTGGGCGGTAGCGGGAAAGAAGCGGCCTGAGTTACAGTCCCGTCATGCCTCATCATAAATCCTGAAGCACTCCCTTTGTGGCTTAGGTTTATAGTTGATTGAGGCATAGTCAACAAGCCATGCAGGATTGGGTGCGATGTAGTGTCGCCTACATTGAAATGCATAAATCGTCCTATGTTGCGAACCCGCCTTCGGTCATACACGGACGGGAACGTGCTACGGCGGCTGATCAAGGCCCTGACCTAACACTGTTGTTACATAAATCTGCTTACAATGGAAGTGCGTTTGCGCTTATCTTTTGCAGCAGCGGTAGGAGGCTCTGGAGCCTCTAGCTGTATGTAAACCTTTGCACCCAAAGCGTTGGCCAAGTTCTCCACTATCCCGAAGCTGGGGTTGCGTAGACCGCGTTCCACCTGACCAACATAACTCTTAGTGCTGCCAGCTTTGTCGGCCAACTCTTGAAGCGACATCCCTTGGTCGGCGCGTAACCTGCGCAACTCCTCGGTATACCAAGTCTTCATGCGCTAACCTCGCTTTCAAACAGCTTGAGGTGTTCGTTTAAACGCTCCCTAGCTTCTTCGTTTGTCTTGAGTTCTGACCTAGATCCGATGCCGCAAATAAATCTAATGACATCTGCCGCATAGTCCTCGTCGCTCTGAGTCTCATCAACAGGGTGCCATTGATAGTAATTCATGCGAACCCATTTGATATACGACTCATCCCTACATATCAGGTTGGCCCTAGCTAAAGCTCTCTCTGCGTCCGTAACAGCCGCTGGCCTGATGGGGTTTTCAAAGTCATCTATCTGCGCACAGGCAATCATATACCGCTGCCCGATTGGGGAGGTGGCCATATCCTTTGGCACATCACTGGGGTGCAGCACAAAAGACAAGACCATCCCATCTTTCGATTGCCGATACGCATACTTCTTTGCCTCAAAGCTTTCCGCTATGTCCTCACCCTTCATCGTCTGCCTCCTTAATAACTAGCCCTCTCCAATCTTTGCCCATAAATCTTCTGGCTTCGTTGGTCGCCTTCTCCTTTGCTTCCTCCAAAGAGTCAGCCTCTATTGAGAAGTACTTCACCGTCGTTATGTGCGCCTCTAGTGCGTATATTTTGCGAGCCGGTTTAATCTCCATCGGGATTATCCTCAGTTAAGTAAACGAAAATACTGGCAGACTCTGCGGCAAAGCAATCTATCTCAGTGTCGGTAAATATCTGTCGCGTATCGCCCGATTTATTTTCTTCAAGAACAAACGTCATTCGCTCACTAAACACATGCATAATTGCAGAAACGTCTTCTGCTGATAGTTTGTTGCACAAATCAAACACATCATCAGATATGTACCGTTGCGCAAAATGCTTCTGCATAACAGATCGTGCTTGCGCTAAATCTTTTTCAAGGTAAAGAATGGCTTCGTCCCTATCCTCTATCTCGGACTGTAGGTGCGCGAGATTATTCTCGTGATGCTCCTGTTGAACAGCCAGTTGCTGTTGTAGGTTAAGGATCATGTCGTTCTTAGTGACATAGTATTTTTTCTTTTTAGCAGGGCTATTCTTCTTCGCTGTCTTCTTCGCTGTCATCTCTCATTCCTTCGTTGCGTTTAAACATTTCTAACCACGCCATGGGGTCGATACCTTGTAGCGCCCACCATCGCTTTTCGTTGCCATGCGCATGAAGCTGTCTGTGATGGTCATCACATAAAGGGACTGCGTGTTGATCCCCGCTTCTTCGCATACCTCGCAATCCATCTTCCTCTACAAAGGTAAGATGGTGTGCTTGGGCTGGCCTGTAACAAACCAAGCAGCCCTGTTCACGCACCGTTTGCAGATGCCTACGGCTTCGTAGTTTTTTCGACCACGTTTTCTTCTGCAAATTCCT